TGCAGGTTCGTTCTGCGAATTTCGCGCGCACTTTCGACAGGGATCCGGATCCCCCGATCCACATTCAGCGCTTTCAACAACGCCACCACGTGTGGCAGCGGTGTCTTGGCACTGAATTGGCGCGGACCGGGGGATGGCAATTTCAACTTCCCTGGCTTCATTGCTTTTGGTTCACACGGTCGATACCTTCCTCCTATGGCCCAGTAACCGACATGCGACTTTACAGCCACATGACGCGACAGGTCATAGTAACTAATGAAGGTCTCCCCATCGTCCAAAGTTTCAACACGCGAGCACTCCTGGTACTTGGAGAACTCGCTGACGACGGAATCCCTCATTATTGCGAACAGCCCAGGGACGGCTGGCGCGAAGAAGGTATCAACACGTGTGATATTCTTAAAAGGACCTTCCTTGGCACTCTCAACCAAGGAGAACAAACTAGCCCGAACGGGCCTGGGGATAGAGCGCATCCCTTTCCCAGGATGGCCAAGCCCGCCGAGAGCCGTGGGAAGCTCCGGTGGACGCCCCAGACGCCGCGCCTTGGCGCGGACATGTTTGTTCAGGACGCGGACCACCCGACGCAGTGCGTTCCACTGCGGGGCGAAGTGATCTCCGCGTTCCAAGGTCCCACAACCGTCTCTCTGGAACTGCTTGAGCGGGTACGGGTTAAAGAAGCTCGTGACGCCCGAATGGTCACGAAGCCCAAAGGTCTCACAGAACGTGAAACCGCGGGTCCCGTAGAAACTCTTCCCCTCATGCAGACCAGACCCTACTTGCTTCACTCTAGAAGCATACAGGGTTATAGCAGGTGGGCGGCAAGTCGACAGGACGTCATCTCCCACGATAGACGTCCTGTCACCGAGCGGACTTGCAGCCCAGCCGTTGATGATACTAAGGAACGTGAAAGACAGGGGAGTCCCCATCAATATACCCCGGTACATGGGCACTTTCACGACCTTAGGTCCAACAACCACCAACGGCGAGGAGCCTGCTATCACCTCCAGTTGTGCCGGATCGATGTCCGACCGACGGTACTCAACATAATGCTGCATGCCACCAACGCCAAGAGAATTGGCAGCAAGCTCCGTCCAGGCTGTACCAAAGCCTGCACGTTTCAGGCCGCGGAGTACGGCGTGAACAGCATCATGGTGAAAACCGTCGGTCGCTCGGGTGAGGTCTGCCGAAAGGAAGGCTTCACCCGCTCGGATCCGGATCTCTCGGCCACGTCTGTCTCGAGCAATTCCATCTTCGGACTGGAATTTTCGGACAAGCCTGGGGTCTCGCTTCATGACCACAGGGAACAGACGCTGCCGGCAAAGATCGCCCGCACAAAACACACCTGGAGGTGGGACGGTTATGACGCGTACCTTCCCCCCTTGTTCGCCCAGCGGTGTAGCACGATGTACTACTCCGGTACCCGGATCAGTACCCCAGAGTTCGTTCAACGCCAACAGGGTAGCCAACCCCTGAAGGAACTCTACGTCGCGTGGGATACTAAATCCTGCGGCCGCTGTGCGCACAAGCCGGTCATAGATCCGGGACCCAACGGTGGTGACAGCTGGTGTCGTGGAGAGGTCACGAATGACCGCCTCCACAGTGTAATCGATTGGTTTCCCAGACCAACCGACACCCATACTACATTTCAGGGCCTTGTCGTAAGCCCACGAATCGTAGCCACCATCGTTCCCGGGGGATCCAATGACCGCATTCTTGGAGGAAGGGAAGCGTTGATAAGAATATTCTCCCAGCCCGTTCTTGAGAAGGTTAAATGTGTACTGCTCCAGAGAGGCCAGGGAGGCCTCACTAGTACACCCCTTGTCAAGAACGTTCAGCGCATGGTTGGTTATTGCTTTAGAAATGCGCTTGCCGGTCGGCCTTGGAAGAGCCCGCGCACAACGAGTGAACGCGAGACACCTCCGGGCGTCATTCCGAGCGAGTCGCCGGAGCCATTCCTGAAGCAACCTTGGCAGTTCATCCACGTATGCAACTTCCCTGTCCGTGAGGGAAACGTCACGGAGGGTCACGCACAAGGCTTTCACCTTGTCCGAGATCCAGTCAGCGCCACGTGGACCGGAAGCAGTTACCCACTTCCTGAACCGCCAACAACCATACTGCTGGGAGATACCAGAAGCAACGAAGCCACTCCACACTGCTTGCCAAAGAGCAGTGTGGGTGTCGACAATACGGCGATGGGACTTCCGACCACTACCCAATGGGGGGTGATCGGAGGGACCTACTACACGTCCAAGAAGAAGTGACGGGAGTCGCTTCTTG